CACCAGAGTCACCCTGGATTCCTTGGATACCCTGAAGGCCTTGGATACCTTGTAAGCCTTGGACACCAGAGTCACCCTGGATTCCTTGGATACCCTGAAGGCCTTGGATACCTTGAATACCCTGAGCTCCAGAGTCTCCTTGAATACCCTGAAGCCCTTGGATACCTTGCAGGCCTTGAATACCTTGAAGACCCTGAAGGCCTTGAATGCCTTGAGGACCGGAATCACCCTGAATTCCTTGAAGACCCTGTATGCCTTGAATACCCTGAGGGCCGATTTCTCCTTGAGGACCCTGTGGTCCTTGAGCACCGCCTGAGTCGACAAAGATTAATTTGCTATCAGAGTCATACGCCAGACCTTCACCAAGTCCAGCAAAAGTACGCGTTCCACTTCCGAAAGAAGCCGCGACGCCAAAGCCTTCAAATCTAAACCCACTATCGGGAAGACCAAAATCTGGTTCTGCTTGATCTAAAGATATAAAGCGATAACGATCAGAATCTAAATCGATACCAGATCTTTTTCTGATTCTTCCAGAAAGTGAAACAAGACTACGCATTTAATGATTCCAATAAAGAAATTGTAACCTTCAGCTTATTGCTTTCACCAGCAAAAGCTTTTATTTGATCGTTCTGTTCAACTACTAATTTACCAGTGATTACACTAGCTGCGTCTTTTGGAAGAACTGGAAAGTTCTTAACAAGCTCTGTTTGAATAGAGTTTGTCGTTTCATTGTGAGAAAAAGTTATACTTGTCTCGTCTTCACTAATATTTGTGGCTTGCGCCATCAAAACAATAGCAGTAATTCCAAGAGGTGCTGTATAGATTACTTGATCAGAATCAACAAGATCAGCAGTCACTGTTTTAAATACGTTTAATGGAGTTGCCACTTATTAATCCTCCAGGGCAAGAATGTATGGTGTCAGAACTGCGAAGAGCGACCGGTCAAATGCATCACCGGTGATTGTACCAGCCTGACGGTTGATTGTAAGCTCGCTACCGATTCTAAAGTCACCTCGTTGGTCGGTACTTGTAAAGTAAACTTGACCACCGCCATCATCATCTTGTACGATTTCATTCGCTTGAATTGGCACTCCGCCAAATCGTGGTTCTGCCTTTTTGATATCTATACCAGATCCTACGAACTCAAATGTGATCGAAGAAGCGGTAATCAAAGATCTTTGATGGAATGACATTGTTGTGCCAGGTGCTAAGTCTTGTGCAAGAGCTGGTTCAATAGTAACCGTAGTAGTTGCGTTTCCATCGATAGCATCAGCAATATCTAAAATTAACTCTTTAGCAATTCTCTTTGAGTTGTAATCTGCTGATATAGAAGGAGATGAATCCATTCCAGAAAGTGTTTGATCTAAAAGAGGTTCAATTAGCTCATCACCAATATACTTTACAGCCGCGGCCGTAGGAAGTCTTTGATCTTCAAATGTTGGAGCTACGCCTGTCCAATACAGCCTTGCAGACAGCTCACTATTTTCCACACCACCTGCAATCATATCATTTGCTACACTTTGCAGAATCAACCCAACATCTCTTCTACACTTTGTTGAATCATAATCAGTAAATTGATAAAAAACATCTCCAGAAGAATCAGCATTAGAAACTCTGTCTGAGATATAATCGATTACTTTATTAGAAATGACACCTGTGGCATTAACATAATCTGGTCCTTTTGTTCTTTCAGTTGGCTCTGGATCACCGTCAGAGTCAACTACTAGACCTAAGTTGTTGCGAATAATTGACACCGCGTTTACATATTGTCCATCAACAGCGTCTGCATACAAATTAATTAATTGAGTAATGTTTCTACTAGCACCTGAATCGACCGCAGCCGTTAAAGCAGAATCATAATAGATGCCGTCTTGTACCGGCTCTCTATTACTATCAAGAGTTGGATTTAGTACTTCAGGTATTAGCGTGTTGATAAATCTAATTGCATCAGACGTCTGTGATCTCTGTCCTTCAAAGGTACCAGTAACAGCAGTGAAATAATACCTAGATGCTCTTTCTACTTCTTCTCTACCGCCCGTAGTGATATCACTAGCTACAGCTTCGAAAAGGAATCTAATATCTCTACGGCATTTGTTTGAGTCGTATTCTAAATTTGGAAAATTGTCTGTTACGTAGTCAATTACTTCATTTGCGACGTAGTCATACTTTCCTTTATTATTATTTAGAATAGCAGCAGCATCTACAAAATTTGCTGTAATGTCATCAGCAAAATCGTTAATTAAACCTTTAATAATATCAGCTGCGCTGTCTTCTGGCGTAAGACCTAGTGTCCTTGCTGAATCAGCTGTGCCTTCTAATATCTCGTCAACTAATGTAGCTACATATCTAATCGCGTCCGAAGTACCTTGACGGTTTGGTTCGAACGTTGCAAGCACGTTGTCAAAATAATACTTTGCTTTTTGTTTAGTTGCTCCATACCCACCACTAACTAAGTCAGAAGCAACTGCTTCGATTAAAAACGGAACATCTCTTTGTCTGATTGAATTTTCAATTGAAATGTCTGGTAATTTCTCATCGATGTGTGCAACAACTTTATTTGAAATATATCCATTCGCACTATCGTTTGCTTGAAGTATTGCTGCAGCATTTGGATAACCACCTTCATTTTTTGTGTAAAGTGGGCTGTTTCCAGTAGAAAAGATTGTCGTAGAATTATTTACAGTAAGATACTGTTGAATGCCGTCAACCTTAATTGCATCGCCATAGCTTGGTTTATACGCAACGCCTCGCACTCTAATTTCAGTCGCTAATTCTAAAGCGCTGTCAACTAAAGTTGCTGTGTACAGAGGATCTGATACGCCAGTTGCCCATAACCCATAGTTACCAAAAGAACAGTTTGAGTTTGTAATAGAGCAAAGTCCACCAGACTCTGCTTTAATACCAATGTCACACGTAATTGTAAATATTGATACTAGCTGCGCATAGCCACGGTTTAAAAGGTGTACACCAATTCCACCAACATTAATTTGTGTAAAGGCGTCGCAAACCATTGACTTGGTTCCACCTACTAAATCACCATCAATGCGCATTCCTACGCCGTCTGACGTAATAGAAGAGCAGTTTTGAATATATGGCGAAGTTGTAATTACTCCCGCAGAACCGTCAGGTGGGAAAGCCACCACAGCCGCGCCGTCTCTATGATTTTTAAAAGTAAAACCATTTACGTAGCAACCAGTATTAACGTAAAAAATATCTTCTGATACGTTTAACGGCTTAATAAAAGTTGTTCTAAGATTGTCACCAATGATAGAGCAGAATTTTGGAATAGTAAGAGGATTGTTGACAACATGATCACCTGACTTTACAAAAATTGTATCGCCCGGAGTAATTGCTGTTCCAGGTTGTACTACCTCAAGCGCTTTGTCAAGTGTTCTAAAAGCATTCGTCAGAGTCTTACCGTCGTTGTTATCACTACCTGTCTCTGAAACATAAAAAACATTTGCTGCTTCGTCGCCACCAACTTCACGTATTTCAGGTGATCCATCCTGATCAATCTTTAAGAATACTTTACCATCATGCGTATTGACAGCCAACTCACCGAGGGCAAGGTCATCTACGCCAGGTACCTCTCCTTCGACCAAGCTTCTTTTTAGCTGGATAGTTGTGGTTGACATTCAATGCTCCGTTTAATTATTTTCTTTTATTTATTAGAAAGATCCACCGTCGATCGTTTGGAAGAATAGCTCTTCTGGTAAAGCAGTTCTATTCGTCCATTTTCCAATATCACTATCGTATAACAATAGTTGATTATGTTGAAGACTGTCGATCCTAACGTCAGCAAGATCGCTCAATAAATCGCTTGGCACAACCTTTCTAATTGGAATACCAACACGAATTGTTCTTACTATTGTTTGTTGAGCTGGCATGTGATTATCCTAAAATACGCTTGGTTCTACAGTAATTCTACCATCAAGAATCAGCTCTCGAATCGTGTTACCATCGCTGTCATCAAAAGAAATTTCTACACCGTAAACATATTTTGCATTAGCTTTTAAAGCACCTGTTTGCTCTTTAGTCAAACTAAGCGTAACAATGCCTTCGTCAGGTGGATCAGAAATAATAGTGGTAAAATTTGTTGTGTCAGCACTATCAGAACTATAGCTTAGCATCATCTTTGCGCGTGCTGAATAAGAGTTTAAATTTTTTGGCTCATCAGTCTCAGCGTCTACTAAAAACAGCTCAATAGCTACATCTGCGCCTTGATCAATATTAAACTCTTCGTATTGTGCTGGCATATAATAAATCCCGTAGTCTTTGGATTTATTTATATGTTTATGAAAATGTCAAGTGATTTTTAGTCTTAAATAATTAGTACTTACCTGAACTCCACAGCCGGTGACAAACGGTCCACCAAAGCTACCATTTAAATCAGGATAGCTTGCATATGACCTTGCACTACCGAACGGTACTCGACTCACAAAAATATCAGGCCATTCTCCATTAATAACATTATTGAATCCAGGGTCTGTCGCGCCGTCGTTTGGATACTCTTGCGAAGCCATTACTTGATATTTTCCAGTAAACTCAACATTACGATATTGTCGGGTCGACCCTGTAGGCCCGTTTCTCTCACGATTCCACTGAAAAAATACAGTTGTTTGCGGGTCGAAGATTATTTCAGGATAGTTGATCGCCCCTTCATTGTTTTCATCAACTATTTTACAACCCATTGCTACATAAGAAGATCCAGGCGTAATTGGACCAAGACTATACTCGAAACTTCTATTTGGATTATTGTAGCAAAATTCATACGCTAAAGCTGGTGTTAAGCAATCGCGCACATCTTGAGCACCATATTCTTTTAGATTATCGTTTTCAGTGATATACAAAGGTGCTTTACTGTTTACGTTAAAATCTGTCAGTTTATAAAGAAAGTCTCTTCTCCAGATGTCCGGATCATCGATTGGACGTAAACCACGTCGTGTGCCGGCAGGACACAACACATTGAAGCCGTAGTCTTGCCTGTAGCCATTCTGCACCGTGTCAACAAAAATTGGAGTACTAGAAACTAACTCATAACACGGAAACGCATTTTCTCGCGCCACTGGAAGAACTTTATACGGAGATAACTCTCTAAAAATATCAAAGTTATCGCATTGAATATCGACAAGTGTTAACATAGAATTAACGAATGTATCTACAAAGTCTTGATAATCCATTGCTCTAATAGTTTGAGCGTAAGAGTCATAATATACTGGATATCTCTTACCGTTGTTATCGGGTGGAGTAGACGGAACAGCTTTCTTTGTAAGTTTTAGTCTATTAAATGTTGTGACAACATCAGGGCCTTGATCGCCAAGTGCTGGATTCTCATAAAAATCGCCGCCGGGCCAAGTCAGCGGACCACTATTTGTTACACGGGTGTCTACAAGCTCTCCCATGTTGCCATCGTCACTACCTTCAGTGACAGTGATATCTGCAAGAGAGCTAGATAAGCCTGGAATTAAATTACAAGAAAAACACAAAATGTCATCGTCTGACATCAACGCGAGATCGTCTTTTGACGTATCATAATAAAGAGGTCTTCGAAAAGCCATTGGTATCGCTTATGGAGTTCTACCTAATAGAACAAGTGCTGCAGCTACTCTATCCATTGCTTCGTAGAAAGTGGTGGGATCTGGATCTTGCCAGTGCGCAGTAGTAGCTGGTGTGTACGCTAGTGGACTGGTTGAATTTACCCAACCGAAAGAGTTACCATCCCAGCCTAATATGTCGCCGCTTGTAGCGCTGTCAGTATCTAAGCTAAGTCCAGGAATTCGAAGTCTATTACTGTTGTTATTACCAATTACAATTTCATGACAAGTAGTAGGAGTACTAGCTGTTGCTTCAAATCCAATTGTGATGTTATTACATCCTGAGGTTACAGCACAGCCAGACCTAGCGCCAATTGCAACATTACACTTACCACTTGTGATATCACACAGATTGTCTATTCCTAATCCGGCGTTTCTGTCAGCTGTCAGTGCATTATACATTCCGGTAGTGCCTACCGAAGTATTACACTCACCGGTTGTAAGTATACACATGTTATCACCGCCGATAGCAGTGTTATAGTGTTCTGTTGCAAATCCAAGAGCTCTGTGGCCAACAGCCACGTTCATGAATCCACATATGTTTTCTACTAGTGTTCTATCTCCAACTGAAACATTATGTCTGGCTCCGCACCCGCAATGCTGTGATACATGTCCTACCGCAACATTACCAAACGCTGAGTCACCATATTGCATCGCACCATAACCAATTGCTACGTTACATATGCCTGTTGTTACAGTTGCAAGAGAATTTACACCGACACCTACGTTTCTTTTGTTAGGTTCGACGTTTTCCATTGAATTGACGCCAATGCCGATAGATGAACTATCGCTGAACGCGTCTGTAAGATTATCTAAAGATGTAGTAGATTTGACATTATTAATAGCGTCAACTAGATTACTGTCGCCAGTCTGCAAATCGTCAAGATCTCCAACATCACGAGATATTGTGTTAATCTTTGTAACTTGAGTTGCGAGTAAATCTGAAAAGTTTACTATAGTAACTGGCATCTTAATCCTCTACTAATTTTTTGAGAAGATCTTTTATTTCAGACATATCTTTTTTTAACTCATTTACGTCTGATACAAGAGCTTTTTCTCTTTTTTGTTTTTCTATCTTAAGCTGCTTTCTTTTCTTAGCTTCTTCAATTTCCATATTATTTATATTCACGACCACACCTGTATTTTCATCTTTAGCTAATCCAGGAAAGTCTTTTATCTTTACTAAATCCATATATTATACCGATAACGCGATTGCTCTGATATCTGCTAGCCTAGGAATAAAGCTTGAGTTAGAAGACTTAAGCACAAACTTTAACTGGAACTTAGTAAATGGTGGCATAAAGCCGCCAGGACCACCAATCAAAGCTTGATATTCTCTAAAGGTTTCTTGGTTATCTGTGCCTTGAGTTGCTGATCCAGTTCTTGGACGATATACCCAATTCTTATCTGTTATTGATTCGTCAGAAGTACTAGTTCTATAGTACAAATCAATGTCAGCAAATGGTGGTATCGCTGCGCTGTAGATTATGTGTAATCCTGTTGCTGAGTTTTGAATCTCAGTCACGGTTGTTATATGCTTAGACGCTGAAGATCCACCATCAGGCTCTGTCTCAGCCACAAGATCAATTGGTGTATTGAATTCAGTTTGATAATCAATAGAATTCTCTACAGTGACAACTGAAGTTCTTTCAAGATCAATTATTGGAGACACGTTAGTATCACTAGTAGCAAGATCAACTTTTGCTGACATGGTTCTATTACTTGAAAAGTTTTCTACTTCGTTTTCACGATTAGCTACTAGATATGGCTCAACAGTAAGATTTAGATTTTCTAAAGAAACTGGAATATAATCAGTCTCGCCATATGCGTCATTCACATCTGTGTTTCTTCCAGTTCCCCACGCAGCACCAGTCGTAAACTTAATGCTAGGAGATATCGATGTAGAATTAGGTGTAATATTTTCTAAAATCGGAATGATCTCGTTGATCATAACGTTTTGACTTGCAATGACGTCATTACCACCGCTTCTAATAGAATTAACTGCAGGTGTTCCAGTGTCAATAGTGTAACCGGACCAATCACAATTAATAATATCAAATGTTCCATTGAGACTATTAAGCGGAATTCCAGCAATGCTTGTTGCAACTCCACTGATTGTTACTTTATCATTTTTGATAAAGCCGTGTCCTAAATGGTACACGTGTACTATCGATGATCCGCTTGTAGTTTCTATTGGGTTATTTTGCAGCTTTTTATTTGGTATATCTCCATTTTCTAAATACAAACTTGCAGATGTTTCAAATACTGCCTTATTAATCCTAAACATAAGATCTTTTGTTTGATCTGGAGTCCAAGTCGTACCATTCTGAGATTGGAACAACACTCCCAGATATGGCTGCTTACTAATCCTTGCACTAGTTGTACCAATTATAAAATCGTACGTCTCAGCCACGTATGCTTCATAATCAGTGGTATCAGCAAGGACTACAATCGCGTACTCCTTGTTTGGTAAAAGATATATTGGTTCGTCAAATTCAAAATTAGTTGGTGCGTTTCTAATTCTACCCATCAGTCCATCATCTTCAGTCAAGTCTGACGGAACTTGTACATCTGCAGCTGCAACAAATTTCACAGCTCCTGGCATCGGGTACTCAACTGGTGTTCCATTTACAACTTCGCGAATTTGTACTGAAACCGGTACAGAGTCTGATTTAGTCTTAAAGAAAATGTCTACGTCGGTAAGAAACATTCCGTTCTGATATGTTCGTTTGGGAACAAAGAAGCTTTGTGCAATTGGATCCAAAAAGCAATACCATGGTTTTGTCTTGACAACGTGAGTCATGACCTCAATTATTCGTGTAGCTTCAATTTGTTTTTCGTAAGTTTCTAAAGTTCCTGCCGAAGCAAAGCTTGCTGCAGCAGAAGACAAAGCTCCATTGTCGCTGTCAACACTAATGTCCAAAAGCTTGAATATTTTTTCGCCTGTTCTAAACTTAATGGCTTCAGTGCTTGGAATAAAGAACGAACCTTTTAATGTTCCTGCAGAATCAGAATACAGCGCTGCTGGTCCATCAGGGTGCTCAGCTGCATTTTGATACTCATTTTCGTACGCGATCGGCTCTCCATCATCTGTTCTTTCGCTGACTCTTTTGAACGAAGCTTCGGGTCTACACCAATCATCTACTTTTACACCATCAAAAAATGGCCAATGGCGAGTATTCGGTCTTAGTGAGTTTACCTTAAAGTGAACATTAACTGATCTCATGTAAGGTATAGATGTAGTTCTTATTAGCTTATCTTCTTTGTGAACAAGCTCAATATAGTCATCCGTAACAATGTCACTATTTGATACTCCTTTCTCTGTCATTATTTGGCCACCAACATAAGAGCCAACGACTTGGCCTACAGTTGCAGATAAAATGCTTTGCCCTAAGATTGGAACAGAGTAGATTGCGCCTGCAGTCAGCGCGCCTGCACTTCCTAGTCCAGTCAGCGCAGATCCTACTATAGTTGAGCCAAGGCCACCTGTAGCAAGAATAACAGCACCACCAATTAATCCACCGACTAGGCCACCAAAAAAACCACCCCAATCTCGCCGCTCAGTTGTTTTAGTACCAACATTCTTAACGCGAGCTCCTTTGTCAATAATCGCGTCTGGCGCCCACTCAACTTCAATCCAGTTGTCAGAAGAAGGAGAAAGTTGCATGTAACCTATATTCAAAATAACATCAAATGGATTTACGTTGATTGTAGTAGTGGCAAGATCTTGATATGCAAATGTTTCTGTAGTATACGGTAGTGTAATCAAATCACCGTGTTTTACTACTTCGTTTCTACCATCATTCGAGTTATACACTAAAGGAACATTGTGTGGATAATATCTTGGAGTAACAAGATCGTTGTCTTTATCTAAAGAAGCTCTATAGTCTTCATTTAAAATATCGCTAAAAGAAAAATCTTTTAAGTTGTCAACAAAGAATCCAGATTTAGTTCTATCATTACCGTCAGAGTCGAGAGTCTTTAAAATAGCAGTATTGACTTCTAAAAGGCCGAGTGACGCAACTCTTCCTATTCTATCGACTTTATCTTCAAGTCTTGCGATATCTCTCATCGTATATCTTTTATTTCTGACTTGTTGCAAAGTTAAATCTGAATCGTGAAGAGTGCCAGCATTTAAATATATGTCGTAAATGTCAAGTGTGTCTGCAGGTCTGCTTGGCAGTCTCGGTTGAGAAGACGAAGTGCCTTGTTCTAACTTTAAAGTTCCTCTATTAATGCTTCTTTCTAATAAAACAGTATCAACAATTAGTTTATCAAATCTTGGATTATAATAGGTTCTTGTAGAAGTAATGGGAGAGTTGTTTTGCGGTATATCTTGTATTCTACCATCTCCGCCTACAAAATCGCCATTAGCATTTTCTACTGATCTAAAATCAAGGACGTCACGAAGTGGTACCTCAATTCCGTTTTGCGTAGTATAATTTGGAATTCTGTTGTAAGCTAGTGCTCCAGAATATGACGACGCATCAAAAAAGTCTCCAGCACTAGAGTGTTGGAAATAAGAGTACTCTACATAAATGCTAAGGCTAGTGTCAAGTGTTCTTCCAGCCTTTAATATTAATCTGCCGCGTGCATAATAATTATCTCTAGCTCCGTTATCGACTATGAAACTTTCCGATAAATCAGCGCCATTGGCATCAGTTTCTTTAATTGCTGTTACTTTGTAGATATCTGGATAAGTAAGTGTTAAAAATTCAGCCCCGGTAGAAGCATTTGTTTCTTTATCATTATCATAATCGAACGTCTGATTAGTACTAATTAAACTCTTTGTTCTAGCTGATGGTGATCCCTTTTGCACATAGTAAATAAGTGTATAGTTGCCGGCACTAATACCACCAATAGTAATTTGAGAACCAAATGGCACTCCTCCAAGCGTGACAGTATAATTTGACGTGTATGGTTGTCCCTCAGGTGCTAATAGCCAAGATCCTTGGTCAGTGGCGATATCACCGCCGCCTAAGTTAAAAGAGTATGTTGTTGCTGTTGCTACGATCGCTTCTGATTTCTGTGTGGTTAGAACAACATTTGTTGCCGCGTCAAATGTTGTTCTAGCTCTTGGTAAAGCATAGATTGCATAGTTCTTCTGAGTCTCGTATAGCTCAGTAACTCCAAATGCATTCGGAACTACATTTACGTAGTTATCAGTGCCTGTGCCGAAGCTTAAAACATCTCTAAAATTTTCGCCAGCATCCATTTCAACTTTTATTAGGTAATATTTTTGTTTTGTTGTAATTGCTGAAGGCTCAATGGCTCTTACTCTGGCAGTGCCGATAACATTTCCGCCGTAGTCAGCTGCGTTATTTAAATTAACTTCCTCAAGAGAAGATATTTCAAACGAACCTTTATTGTCTTGTCCGTCTCCTTCGACATAATTACCATAAGCTGGGTATGCAACTTGGTTTGTGACTGTTTCAGTATCTAGAGCTTTTGGTATATTAAGTTTTTGTGCCGGTAGCTCGATTCTGTAGCCGTTGATGTATGCCAATCCAGGTGAAACTTCTGCTTGTAAGTTAGAGTCATTTAAATCATTGATTCCAACAATAAAAGGTCTAGCAACATAGTTGCCAGATTCTTCTCTAGTACGTTGAGCTAAGATCTCTCTAATTTCGTTATATTTGTCAAAGCCTTGTTGTTCATCAACCAATAGTCCAGCTTCAATCTTAGCGACGTATACAAAATTATCTTCGTTAGTAACCTGATCTCTGGTTGTAAGTATTAATCTAATTCTGTATCTGTCAGCGCCTGGAGAGGTTATATTGGGTGTTGCACCCTGATTGTCGTATAATGCAGTGTCATCAGCTATAGTGATAACATCTTCTACAATTTTAAAACCAAGATCAGCATTTGGAAACGAAGAATATTTGCTGATCATTATCGACTGTGTATCTGCTTTTACAAAATGTTCTTTTGTGAAAAAGTCACCAGCATTTACATAAGCTCTAGTTCCTTCGCCTGTTGCATTAGAAGATGCTGATTTAAATTGATATACACCAGGTACTTCAAATTCGCATGCATCAGGTACAACCACTGAAACATCTTGTACAGTTGATAAGTCTGAATCACTACCGGTTAAAGTAGAGTTATACACAACATAAAGTGTAGGAGGATCTCCATTTTCTCCAGGAATTACGTGATCAACCGTAAATTCAATGCCTGAAGTGACAGTTGTTGTAGTAAATGTCTGTCCTATGAGAACAGTTGGATCTTCTGGAAGTGTATTAAAAGTCGAGTCTAACTTAATAAAAGGATATTTGTTATTAACTGTAATTCCGCCAGGGTTTACAGAAGCACCATCTCTAAAAATGTTCGAGCCGAACCTAGCAATTTCTTTTTGAATAATAGTTTGCATCTGCGTAAGCTCTCTTGCTTGAAGAGCATTACCAGCGTTAAACAGTATTCGATGGTAGTGATCGCTGTCAGCGAAATCATCTTTATATACGGCTGAAAAAGTTTCTGTAGTAAAATTATTTGGCATTTTTATACCTTAAAGTGTTATAACGACTTTTACATCTTCTTGTTGAGCTTCTGATCTGATAATACGTACTCTATTTTCAAGGTACAGTATACTTCCACTGTGTCGATCAAATTCAGGATCTACTATTGATATTAGTGTTCCGCTTCCATTTCCATTTTCTTCACTCACTGGTTCAGTACCACTGAATTGCAAGAATCCAGTATTTTCATTTTGGTGAACGTACACAGTATCACCATCAATATAGTCTATGTATGCCTTTGCTCCAGTATTGTCTCCAACGATCGTGTTGTCAACCGTAAAGCTACCTGCAGAAGATGTATCTGTTAGCTGAAGGCCAGTTAAAGCTCTACCAGTTAAGTCAGTGAACGCACCACCGCTAAATGCTTCTATGTTCTGAAGTACTGTAACTTGTCTAAAGTCGTTTTCAACTGTGAAATCATTTTCATCTGCAGCGACAACTGAATTAAGCATTACTGAAGAAGACTTTAAATCTTTTGTTGCATCAGCGCCGAATCCATCAACTGGAGCAATTTTGGGCCTAGCACTAGCGGCTGATCCAGCAGCATCAGTGATCACAATATTTGCTATATTGTATCCACTTCCATATGTATCCATTTCAATTTTAGTTATAATGCCGTTAGATACAGTAGCAGTTGCTGTCGCGCCAGATCCATCACCGGTTATTGTCACAACCGGATTAGTATAACCAGAACCACCAGATATTAACTCTACAGAATAAATTGCTCCGGCTACAGCATTCTGTTGTATTACTAGTTGATCAAGCTGATCTGGATTTAAACTCGCTGAATCTCCAAGAGATGTCCACTCGACTTTCTCTACGGGCAAAAAGGAAGCTGATAAAAATTTTGATGCGTTAATAGCACTTAACTTATATAAAAACTTCCACACATACCCGTCAGAAGTTTCAAATTCTTCTTCGATACTTGCGCTTTCGTCTGAGTAATTTGGTTTGACAGAAGATACAACTGGAGATCCGTTGTCATCTAATGCTTGTTTTAAACAAATGTAGACGTGGTTGTCTTCTGTCAAAACATAGTAAGGCCGAGTAGGATACCCAGCTTGTTGATCATCCCAAGCATCGTAGATTGTTCCGCTACTCCAGTTTGTTCTTGGAACAACTAATGACTGGTCGTTGATTTGCTTCACAGACTGAAGATTTTCACGGGCTAACATTTCGTCGTATTTTGTTCTAGTAGGAACGGGCACAGTATCTTCTGTATCCCATAAATCAGATTTTCCGAACCCGATATAATATGGATTACTAGAATCACCTTCAACATCAGTTTTTAGCAGGTTAGCAAATAGATGTCTAATACCGTCTGGTGCAATTGCTGGCATAGTTGTTTCCGTTCTTAATTAAGATTAATCCAGTTTGAATTCACTAATACTTGTAATTTATTCTCTGTTACATTATAGATGATTTGTCCATCAGATGGATTAGTTAGCGCGTTTCTCTCAGTTGTAGTTAGATTTTGAGCAATGAGAGTATTTTCACCACCGGCGTATAGCTCGTCAAAGTTAGCATTAATTTTTTGACCAGCTTGTCTAAGAGTATCTCCCTGCCCGTCGTTGGCAGCATCTCCTATGTCAATACTTTGTTTCGGCATTACATATCACCTATTAAAATTTACTAAATTATTTATATAGTTAGTACGAAGAATCGCTAAGATAACGTGTAAACATACTGTTGTCCATTGTTTCTAATCCAAGAGACATAACAGCTTTATTGTTATCAAACGTTAGTGAATTAGGTGTCATGAGGTCTTTAATCAGAGCGCCATCACCACCATACAAAATATCTAAGCGATCTGTAGTTAAATCTCTATATTTCTCAATATCTTCGCCAACACGTGATCTGTATGTGATACCATTTTGCTCGTACAATACAGTAAGCTCATGAAACTCTGCAGCTGGTGAAAGTATAGCCTCACTTACAAATACTGGAGCAATATTTCCAGAATCTCTAGGATCAGCAATTCCTGGAATATCATCTAAGTTTGGAAACGTAAGCTCGTTTTCGATTAGCACTTCACCTGCAAAGTAAAATCCTGCAGGGTGTACAAACTTTTTATAGAGATCTTCGTAGTCTGCTGTTGATAATCCTACTTTAATTAAGATAGAAAAAATCTGATATAAAGTATCGTTTTGAAGAAACTTTAAAGACTCAGATCCAATCTCAGATTCTCCAACAATGAATATATTTCTCTTGGGATATTCTATGAAAACTTCTTCTCCAAAGAATCCTCTGAAAAAGCCTTCTATAGAATTAAGAGAACCTTTAACTCTATAATAATCAGCAAGTAGTGCTGACATAAGTCTGGGTTGATCAAAGAAGTCAGAAGCCTGTATTCCATTACCAATTTCACCCATAATTAAATCTAAGTAAGAAACGGTTGTCTCTTTGATATCTCTTACAGAGAGCAATCCTTTGACAGATTCATCAAAGTCATTGTCGTCACTTAACTTTAAAAATTCATAGTATTTTTCTAAAAAAGCAACTAGATCTGGGTACTCAGAAACAAAGTGTTCAGGCAGAAGTTCCTGTACTCTACTTTGTTTTAAATCTAATTGTCTTCTTTGTAGTGTAGTACTCACAGCGTAACTCTAGTTTCTTCGTAATCGGCAACCGCTTGAGAGAATGAGCGCGAGTTATCGATATCTATTACATAACTTCTTAGTGGTTTTATCGTGCTTTGATTTGCTGGAGTTGCTGACACTTTGATCGATTCTCCGATAAAACTAGTTGGTAAAAATCCGATGAGTTCAAATTTTCCAGTCGAAGGTGTATATTCACCAATGGCATCTCTTAAAACTTCTCCAGTAGGAGACACGATCTGTAGTTGTTGCGAGTTCAAAGCATTTCTAATCTGAGCCACTTGTCCTGAAAATGTAAAGTTAGTTGTTGTAACAATATAATTTTCATCGTCTGGATCAGCAATAGCTGCTGGAAAATAAAGTCTATAGACTCCAGATACTCCAATTATTGGAGTGAATCGCTGCTGCATTTTTACTGTCATCTTAGAGTTTAAGATTGCAGGAGAAATTTCATCTATCTGAGTAAGTAAATTTGATCTTCTAAAGATTTTGTCGAATCTTTTCAAGTTATCTGTAAAATATTGATTAATGGTTGACGTAACTTGCGCTTCAATTGCTCGATCAGTTTCGCCTGTGAGGTCTGGATTAAAATTAAATGTAGTGCCAAGCTCGAGAAAAGTTGTTTCTGGATCTTCAAATACAGTGTCGATTGACATAATAGCTAAGTTAGCTGATAGATCATTAATAATAGAATCTTTTACACTTTGCTGTACAACCGCACCGATGTTATCTTTAAATTTAATACTTACAAAAACTTTTCCATATTGAGGTGGCACTTGATCATTTCCGCCAAAGGCAATTACGTCATCAATTGTGTTAGAGTATTTCGCTAAAATTGCTGCTCTATAATCATCAGCTGTTACCAGTCTTTGCTGAGATGCAAAACTAAGAGGCGCGTTCAGCTTGATTGATGGTATTGACTCTTTTTCTGATCCGCCCGTAGAATTAGAGACTGTAGTGACAGAAAGATCAAAGTCACTTCCAGATATTTCGACAGTATCAATTGCACTAAAAGCTGTAGCACCATTTGCGTCTGGTCCGCTAGAAGAAATGTACTCCATTACGATTTTATTACCAGCGACAGGTGCAAGGCCAAGAACATTACCATCACTAAATGTTACTTCATAATATCCATTCGGCACTTCTCTAATCAAATATACTCTGGAATCAGCGTCAACTCTTGCGACGTCTTTGACATTCGTAAAAGTCGTATGTGTTGTTGCTGTCGCATTGTCGTATACCTTTATCACTAGTGTAGCTGTATCCATATTTTCGTCTGGAATGACGTACACCTGCTCTTCTTCAGCTTCGCCAACTAAGAATGTCTTAGTTTTAATCTCTCCTTCAGTAATGATTAAATCATTAGTACCATCACTGTTCTTAAACGTGTACACTCCATTATCATCAACAATAGCCACATGCTCTTCAAGAGTTTGAAAAGTGTAAGTAACGTCGTCTACTGACGCTGTAAACTGTGTATTCACTGGAAGGACAATTCTTTGATCAAGCGTTGTTGAAGCTGCATTTACGCTAGCGTTAATAACACCAAAAGCCGATGTTTTAGATCTTGGAAAATAACCAAGAGACTCAGCATGACTAACAACACTAGGTCTAAGCTGTGAAGTTGTGATGAAAGATTCGTTGATTGCAAAGTTAGCAACTAACCCATTAATGTGCGTATTGTACGCAAGTACATCAAGAATATTAGAAATTCCAGAAGCTTCAAAGTCGTAATCGCTAAATTCTTCGCTTTGTTGTAAATATGTCTTAAGATTACTTTTGATATTATCAAAGTCTAAATCTGAAGATTTAATGATTGCCATTTATCTTAGCCTCGCAATTGAGATATCTAACTGCACAACGTCAGTAACATTTAATACGGTAAAATATATTGAAATTTGAATTGAGTTTTCGTCTGGCTTTAGATTGGTTTCAACCTTTTGCACTTCGGCGCGAGGCTCAAACTCTCTTATTACGCTAAAAATTCTATCTTTTATATCAATTTCATCAACACCATCAGCAAGCTCAAATAAAAATCGGTTTAAGTCTCCACCATAGTATGGATTGAATGGCTTCTCTGTAAAATTAGTAAGGAGAAGATTTTTCACAGCTTGCTTAACAGCTGCACCGTCTTGCTTTTTAAAGATATCGCCAGAAGGTTTTCTAGCAAAAGTCAAATCAATATCTTTATACACGCGAGTCACTGACGAATAAATTGGTTTATTCGCAATGTTCCCGTCTTCGATTGAAAATGCTTTTGCCATTGTAGATCTCTTTTCTTTTATTTATTCTAATTACCAGTAATTTGACGCACGTTGCCCTTAATATCAACATAGAAAAGATCATTGTCTTCTAAATTGATTAGAAATCTTCCTCTATTGTTTGATACAAAATCATTCCACACCGATTGATCTTGTTCCCACTGGCCAGTTGATGAGTTATACGTAGAAGCAGTTTGAGCGTCTACATCAAATATAGTAGCTTGTGGTATTCCAGACGTCACTATGTCATAAAACGTCGCGTTATTTTGAGACCACGCTCCGTATCCGTATCTACCAGCAGTTGTAAACTTTTGAGTGTCTGCATCGCCAGCCAAGTTAAATGTCAATTCGGTGTTATTATCTTTTGATAAACTTCCAAATTGAGAAGTGTATGCTGTTATACTGGTAGGTGATCTTTCAATATAAACTCGAGTTTCTACTCCAGACCAACCACCGGCGCCAGCTGGCGCCTGAGAATTTCCGTTGGCAAGCGTTTTTTCATCGGCTTGTCCTAAATTATATACTAGCTGCCACCGACGCCCAAAACCTCCGTGGTCGCGTACAGCAGATATTGTGTGTTGTCTATAGTCTGCATCAGTCGGACTTCCTTCTTCGACAAAGGCAACTACAACACTTAGTACATCATCATCACCACCAGAAGAAGAAAGTGTAACTTCTAGCGTATAATCAGTTGCATCATCGGGCGAATAAAATCCGACGTACGATCCAGTATTTGTTGTACACTCAATTCTACCCTGTGAGTTAATCTGCCACGCGCTCAACTCTGATTCGACTGCTGGATAATCTCCACCGGTGTTGCCGGTATGAGAAAACCTGTCCCAGTTATTAAAGATTTCTTCGTTAATTCCCTCTTCAGTTTGTAAGGCTGCAACTTCACTACTTTTAACAAATCTACCGACTGTTGCGATCTCTTGAGGAACAACACTATTTGTGTTGCTTTGATTAATATAATAAACTTCTCCAAGATTTCCAGTTGGAAGCGCGTCTGCAGGCTCAACTCCAGCAAGGTTTGTTTCTTCAAATTGACCCGTACTAATATTGTACACTTTTGGTGTGTAAGACCCATCTAAATTTTTTTGAAACCAAACGTCGCCTTCTTCAACAGTTGGCGGCGGCGTTGGACCAGACGTAACACCATTTAATCCACGTGTTCCAGTTACTGTAACGTCAGCGCTAACTTGTAGTTCAACGTCTGTTTCCGCTTCCTTTTTCATATATCCAGCAAGTGCATATCTAATTTTACCTTCCTTAGAATTTCGATATACGTCGTGCCAGATCGCAAAGTTGTTACTGTTATCAGGATCTTCGAAAACTTTCAAAAAAGCATATACATTGATATCTGAGTATGGCGCTTGTGGCTGACTAGGGACCTGAAAAGCTGACTCGTGATATGCTGACGCTTGGAAGAATAAAAGAGGTTTTTTTGTAGAGGTGTTTACGGCATTACCGTCTGGTTCGAACGCTGTAATATACGCTTGCACATTCGGAGAATCAATCCCCGTAGGAGTTGGAGTATATCCATTAGCGTATATCTGTGCACGTATGTAGATTACATCATTATTAAGAGTGCGGGTTTTTGGAAAACTAATTTTTTGCCACCCCTGAAGGCCTCTTAGCGGAGTGCCACTTAAAGTATCATCATAGTATAGTAAATCTGTGTTGCTTCCTGGATTATTCATCGAATACTCGCTTTCTAAATTTACAAAATCGAATTCTTTTGTAACTCTAGCTCTTACAAGATCAACTGCAGTGTTTGTAACAAAAGATGGCGGAATAGTCGACGTCCATTTGTTTTGCTCTGACGAGTACCGGTAATAGTATCCTTGGTGCTCATGAATATCACCGTCTTGAGGATTATTTGGCCAATCAATACTTATTGCCATGTATCATTCTCCATTAATTTCTTCACTTATTTCTAATCTCGGAGTCAACATTTAACCTAAGTCTATCTCTTAAAATTCTTGTTTCATTTGAATCTGGAAGTAATTTTTCTAATTCTCTAATCACCATCCAATCTGTGCGAGCTAATTCTCTCTGAGATTTTGTTAAAAATTCTACGTTCATTGGAAGAGTTGTTACAAGTCTATCTTCTTTGAACTCTTCTATTTGATATTCTAATTGCTCAGACTCGCCTAAAATTTTAACTATAATATTCGCCAGATTTATATCATCTACAATTTGATTTTTGTAATAATAGAATATTTCGTGGTCTTTTTTCGATGTCAAAACAAATATTTTGTCATCTGAATCAAAATAATTCCAATTGTGTTTTATTTCCATTGTGATTAAAGTGCCTCTTCATGCCTCTTCATATTCGCCGAATGGCGCCATTCGAGACGATGGTGTAAATTTAGTAAAAATACTTACTCCTCTATCCTCCCAGTCTCCATCCCAGCCTGATTCTATATATTTTAAAAGTACTCTCCCCGTTCCTACTATTACAACGTTAAACAGTCGTATAGTCTGTATTTGTGAATCTTCAGTAGCTAAAACTGACCATTCTACTCCTGTGTTAAAACGGCGAGTCGAATCTGGCGCAGATATGTAGAGAAACTCGGGTGACACAGCGTCAAAGCCAGGATTCAACGGGTTGAAATAGATTGTTTGAGTAACACCTACATTTTTACCGTTGTCAATGTTATATGTTCCAGCTCCATATATCCCCGTCTGAGCTACAACATTTCTAGTACCAAATGGCTTGTCAACAATAATTTGTACTTGTCTTCGGCAACTGTTAGGATTTCCAATTGCGCCGCCATTGGTAGAAGTAATTCTTAAGTCAAACGTGTGTCCTCTCTGAGTAGCTAGTCTATCGTATGTACGTTCTGTTGAGTTGTATGGTTCTACTCGGAACGAAAACGTCGCCTCGAGATTTTGATCAGAAACAGCACCGGCTGTTCGACCTGCTCTTTTCCAGTCGGTAATCTCAGGGCCAAAACCTCCATAGTGAGCCCACTTAGTAAGATCTCTAGGATCAGCTTCATTTTCAGTAACGCCTTCAACTGGTCGAAGCGGAGGGCGCTTAAGAAATAAATTTTTTAAAGTAATATTATCGAAGTTAGCAATAGTCAGAAGTTCTTCAGGGACATTAGGAATTGGATCTACTTGATCTATCGAAGTTTCTACTAAGTCACTACCAAATCCAGAGCCGTATATTTTTTTTAAAACTTGATTATTAGAATTAAGAATGCGTAAAGACGTATTAAAAAACGAACCGATCCGCGTTTGAGTGTCGATCCACTTTTGCTCTTCTTCGTACCAAACGTATGTTTTGTAATCGTATAAAGTATCGTACCAAAGATCACCTTCGTTTGGATTTTCTGGTGGATTATCAGCTATAGTAACACTAGCGCCTCCTCCACCTTCAGCAGCTATATCTTTAAAACTTAATGTGTTATTCGAATCAAGAATCATTGCTTGTCCGAATTCTCCACCTTCATTTGGAAATCTATAGCCGACAACGCCGTCACTATCAATTTGTGCTACTCTATTACCAATAATTCTAAAATCTTGAAAGCTCATAGTTTTATTCCTTAATGGGCGGAGAAGTTATGCCTGGAGACAAACCTGGATTATCTTGATGAGTGTGATTAACTAAAGACACTCCGTCGATGACTATATCGCCATTCGGTCCTGTAACATTAATAGTATCTGCTTCAGCTGTTATTGTTCCAGCACAAATTTTCACTTCTCCAGTAACCTTTAAATAATCGTTACCAGCAATTACACTATATCTATCAGTTATAACATGTGTTAATAACTCGCCGTCCGGACCCATCTGATAAAAAGTTCCAGACTTGTGCCGTTCTCTAATTCTTTCTGCACCCTCGGTATCATCATATTCTTTGACGTGCCCACTTTCGGTTTCGCGAACTTTATTGTGTGGATACACTGCAGCGTAAGGATCACCTGGATCGGGAAAACAACCACCCGTATCTAATGATATAGGATACTTTTGCTCTCCTTTTGCAAGAACATTAACACTTGAACCACCGTCAGAAGCTTCTTCATACTTCGGAAGAGATCCCATGATAAGTGGAACTTGAGAATTCTGGCCATCTAAAAAAAGTCCTACGACTCTAGAGCCAGGCTGAATACCTAAAAAATTACCGAGTCCTTCTGTTCCACCTTGAGTAATAGGAGCCATGACCTGAGCCCAAGGTAAATCGTCATCTTTGATGTTATCATGTACGCCGTGCGCTTTTATTTTTACTCTAGCAATTTGTAGAGGATCTTGTATATCAATCACCTCACCTGTAAACCAGCGAATTTGATCTCCATAAAAATCTGGAAAGCCTTGTGGTATCATTATGATTTTCCGTAATTTGCTAGTTTAACACACGATAAAACAAGATCATGCTTTTCTTTCTTAAAAATATGTCTTGAGGCAAAGATCATATAATTACCAGAAAGCTTTACGTCAATCAAAGGTTCTTCAACTGGATCTCTTGGATTACTTGATAAAAATTCAAGTGCGACGTTATTTCCAATTGTTGTGTGATTATTACCGTCGATAAATTCATAACCTCTTACACCGATCTCCATCGGCGCTTTTTTCAATATAGCATCCATTGCTTTTGAAATAATAGTTAGCTTATGATTTGCTTTATCAGCTGCTTCTCTGTAACTAAAAGTTCTAGCAGATGTGTCGTACGAGTGAGCACCACTTAGAATTGAAATGTGCCTCGATTGAATTTCATGAAACTTTTTATCTTTGTATGAAAAATCTGGAGAATAAAGAACGTTTTTTTGTTTTCCAGTAAGTAGCTTGTTTGTCACTGGTTTTAGCAAGTCATCTACTATATTAAAATCAAAGTTTACTAATTCTTCATCTATTGTATTAATCATCGTATACTTAGAACCGACAAGCCCTCTTGCGATCATTGTGTATAAGTCTTCGACATCATTTAATTTATAATTTTGTATTGTTCTTCTTCTCACTGATAAATCCAAAGATCCGGCTGCAGCCTGGTAGTATCTTAATGGGTGTGAACCAGTAATTGGATTTTGAGAAATCAAAGTTCCAAGATCAATAAACTTTAGCCTGTCGCCGACAAGCGTTGAAAACAAGTAAAACGGATAACCATTCGTAGTAGTTGCTCTATTTTTTACCCACGACGCTGCGTCTAGAGGAGACATGTTTGGCACAATCACCTTCATTTTTTGAGCATCTGATCCTACTACAGATATGTCTTTATTTACTATTTTTGCAATCTTTTCTATTATTTCTGATGGTTTACCTTGATATGATTCATTTACATTTAAAAGCGTAGAAATATATTTTATGTCTTCAACTAAATGAAAAATGATAGTTGTATCTCTTTCAGTTGATTTTTGAGCTGTAATTACTCTGTCAATATAAAATATTTTTTGTATTGCTCTTGAATCTTCTTTTGTGCTTTTAAGTCGAACAAGTATTTGCTCGCCACCAAGGACGTCAACTTTTTCGTAAAACCTCGATGACTCAGATATTGTAAGTGTTCCAGTCAAATAAGGCTTTTCAATGTGTTCAAATATTTCTAAGTCAGAATACACCTTGGATAGATCAACACCACTAGGAATTCTCTCACTGAAAAAATTAATTTCTTCTATCAGATAATCTGACTGTTGTTCGCTCAAACTTCAACCGCCTCTCTAAACAAAGAGACCACCTGTTGAATAAGCTCAGGTCTAATTGTCTTAATCAATTTTAAATTATCGTTTTGCTCTAGATAGTAATCTAAATACGTGATTGGCACAACGCTTGCGCCTGGAGGAGTAAGCCCTCCTGTTTGATCATCGATCGCCAAGTCTACTTCATTTCCATTTGCATCTTTATAGTACTTGGTTGATAGATGTTCAGCAACAACAGAGTTAATAGTGATTAAATCTTCAGTATCAATCACTCTAATAACATCACCAGCGGCAAATGTTCCAGAAGTCGACGTAAATTTAATGTGTCCTTTATTAACATCTTTTCCGACGATAGTTCCAAACTTTGTTTGTTGAATATTTTCTATCTGGCTTCCAATCTGAAATAATGGTGTACCATTTGAAAACAACGGATTGTAAGTAGTAATTATTGATCCAGGATAATCAGTCTGCACTTTTGTTAAGATATCACTTGTTTTTGACGGCCAACCAGACTCTATTAGTTTGTCATTCATCATATGAAATGTCCAGTGGTAGTTCGGAGTTTCATACAGTTTAAAAGAAACCTGATCGGGTCTTTCGCCTTCTTGAATATAGTAGTCTTGGTAAAAAGAAATATCTTGCCGCACTCTGTCGATGATGTCAGCAAAAATAGATATATCTTGAACGTAACTAGGAAGCTCTTCATTTCCAAAGCTATAAAACGTTCTAGGTAAGTATCTAAAAAAACTCATGTGTAATAATCCTCTGAGGATGAGATGTCGTAGTCTAAGTTTCTTACGGGATCAGCTTCTAACGTAATATCACTCTTCGAAAGTGTACGGTGCTCAATAAACGTCAGTGACACGTCGATCTCAACTGGATTTCCGTCTGGGTGAAATGCCATAGTAGTCGGATTGTAATTAGTAGTTACAGATTGTAGATAGCTGTCTAGAATACCAGTCCCGATCGATTTAAAATAAGAGTTTACACCTTCTACCTGATACAGTAGTCTAATTCTAAACATGTTCGGAAACTTATATCCGACAAGTCCACCAATTTTTTCTGGATATGCGTTTTTCCGAAAGAAGTAAATTATCTTTTTTACTTCTTCAGCTTCATCTCTAGACTTTGGTATAAATTTAAACTGATATGTAAATGTTCTTAGTCCGACCGAGCCGAATGCGGCAACTGTGTTTGGATTTAGAGTAACTCTCCCAGCAACAGAAATAGCGTTTCTGACTGAATCAGGCACAAAGGGAATAGACTTAGATGCGCGATAAGCTGCAAGGGCGGCCGCTTGAGTAGAAGGAAAATTACCCTGAAACATATCAGTGATAGATGCAAATCCTTGTTCTATTGCGCTTGTCGCAGACGCTAGTAACCCACTACCTTGATTAAGACCAGCTAGAACAGTACTACCCATGACATCTAGATTCGGCGTATTGTACTGAAGTCTATCATCAAACGTAATTGATACGGGAAGGTAGATTGTTGCTCTTTCGCCTTGAATTGGATTCGTTTGCAGAGAGGTTGAAGCTGCAGCTGCTCTTGATTGAGCTACAATACCAGCACCAGCTTCTGCAGACGCTTTGTCCTTGTCTTCTTGATTTTCTCTACTTAAGTTAGTAGCTGACTTAAATGCTTCTCCTACCGCAGGCACTACTAAATTTAAGTTCTCTCCAAAACTTGGAGGTCTTACATTTAGAGCTTGAAACTGTATCTTTGCTCTGTAGCGATCTTGGTCCAGAAGCGGAAACGCATAAGGACCCTTTGCTGTTCTTGGCATTAGTATTCCTATAGATATAGAAAGATTTAATTTTATTTATAAGGTAATATGGCGTATTCCGGTAGATACCAAGTAATCAATCGTGACAAGTACAACGGTGATCCTAGTAAAGTAGTTTATAGATCATTGTGGGAAAAGTATGTTTTTATCTGGTGCGATACAAATCCAAAAGTTAAAAAGTGGTCATCAGAAGAAATTGTGATTCCATACTACTACGACGTAGACAAAAAATACCATCGGTACTTTCCAGACATATTTATTCAGACCGAAGAAAAGTCAATGTTGATAGAGATCAAACCTGATAAGGAGACTAAACCTCCGACAGGTGCACGAAAGACAAAAAGATATATCAACGAAGGACTGACGTACGTCAAAAACATGAATAAGTGGGAAGCTGCTAGTGAGTATTGTAAAGATCGAAAGTGGGAATTTCAAATCTGGACTGAAGACACTCTTATTGAGATGGGTCTGTTGTCTAAAAAAATGCCAGGTAAAATTAAAAAGCCTCTTAAAAAGCTACCGCCATACAGGAAAAAGAAAAAGCAATAATCTACTAGCGCTATTATAAATATCGGTATGGCAGACTTATTTCAAAAGTTAGAATTAGAAGCTTTTAGAGCTGGAATTACACCGAGAACAAAAGAGTCTCGAGAATGGTTTCGTAAAAAAGCTCAACAATTGACTCGCGTGAATAGAGAAAAATTACTCAGATCAGACTCTTTAAAAAGAGATAACGACCAAATTGCTGGCAAAATGTACATGTTTTTTTATGATCCTAAGACAAAAGAGACTTTACCTTATTACGATAAGTTTCCTCTTGTCATAGTGATAGGTCCGGCAAAAGACGGATTTTATGGATTGAACCTACACTATCTCCCGCCAATTCTAAGAGCAAGATTTTTAAATGAGCTGTATAAAGTACTAAGCAATAATTCGTTTGACAACAACACTAAGTTTAAAATGAATTATGCTTTGCTTAAACGAGCTTCAAGTATGAAATACTATAAGCCGTGCTTTAAACACTATTTAAGCAAACACGTGAAAAGCCAATTTGCTCAAGTAGAAGCACCTGAATGGGAAATCGCTACATTTCTACCAACAGCAAGTTGGGAAAAAGCATCTGCATCAAAAGTATACTCAGATTCTAGACGGATGATTTAATGAGTGCAATCAACGAATTAAAAGCAAGAGTTTCTTCAAAACTTGGCTTTGCAAGACCAAATCAGTATCTGGTAGAGCTTCCGTTCGCAGGAAATCTTCTAACATTTGCAGCTAATGAAATATTAAGTGGAAACGCTGGACTAATACCATCTGTTCCTGGTGTGTTTAACACAGCTGCTGCTGTACCAAAAGATCTAAACATATTGTGCACTCGAGTGAATATGCCGGGTAAGCAAATACTTACTACAGAAAGAAACATTGGTCAATACAGAGAAAAGATAGCGTACGGATTTGCGCAGGATGATGTTTCAATGTCATTTTACTTACTCAATGACTATGGTGTTAAACGGTACTTTGACATATGGCGAAAGAAAATAGTAAATGAAGAAACTAGTGAAGTTGCATATAAGAATGAATATTCGCGAAGTGTTAAGATTCATCAGCTAAGAAAAGCTCAAGGAGCAATTAGTAGAAGCTTAGGACCTGTAACTTTAAACGCTAGAGTAGGCGAAGGAAGTGTTTATAGCATAGAGCTAGAAGAGGCATTTCCTACATCGATCAGCACCGTTGATTTATCAAATGATCTTGACGGATTATTAGAACTAACCGTTCAGTTATCTTATACGAGATGGAAGATAATTGAACCATCGCAGAACTTTATCGATCTCGATCTTGACTTAAATATTGGTAGTATAGTGTAGGAGTTATCATGGCATTACCATCGTTGAATACAGAACCAAAATATGAATTGACAATACCGTCGACACAACAGATTGTACGGTTTAGACCTTTTCTAGTAAAAGAGCAAAAAGTTCTTTTACTTGCTTACGAGACACAAGACAAAAAGAACGTTATTCAAGCAATTTTAGATACAGTTGTTGCTTGTGTTGTTGACGATATTGACGTTTACTCTCTTACTACGTTTGACATTGATTACATGTTCACACAAATTCGTGGAAAATCTGTCGGCGAAAAAGTAGAGCTCATCATCAATTGTATAGAGTGTGATACACCAAACGATATTGATCTTAATTTAGAAGAGATTCAAATAGAAGTCGACGAGCCGTCTAAAACAATTGAATTGACAGATGAAATTTCTGTTAAGCTAGTATATCCAAATTATTCTAAGCTTCTTACAAACGATAAGTTTTTCAGCTCAGAGTCTACATCAGAAATCATAATGGAAGTTATTATGGCGTGTATCGATTCTATCATAACTGAAGAAGAAAGTATTCGAATAAAAGACGAGCCACGAAGCGAAATAGAAAAGTTCATAGAGTCGATGAACACAAATCAGTTTAGTCAAATTGCTGAGTTTGCGCAGAATCTTCCAGCAATGGAGCATACAGTACAATTTAATTGTATCAACTGTGGCGCTGAAAACGAGAAGCTATTAAAAGGATTAGATGATTTTTTTTAATCAACCTCTCTCATGAAACACTGGAAAATTATTATAGAGTTAACTTTCAACTTTTGCAAAATTTTCACTACTCGTTAAAAGAAGTTGAGGATATGATACCGTGGGAGAGAGAGGTTTACTTAGATATGCTGATTAATGATATAAAAGAAAAGAACGATAAGGCAAAACAACAAGGGCATTCTTAAATGGCAGACGTTACTCTAGCTGATGTAAACGCTACATTAAGTGAGCAGAACAAAATACTAGATACAACTTCGAAAGGTATTGGTAACGTATCTTCTAACTTGAAGGCGTTTATCGATGGTATGAAGTCTGCGGCGGGCGATCAACTAGAAGCTGATATTGAAGCAAGATCAAAGCAAAAAGACAAAGAATCAAGAGTAAAAACAAAACCATCTGAGTCAAGTAAAAAAGGTTTGTTTGGTGGGTTTTTCGACGATCTTCTTGGAAGTTTGCCCGGAGGCTTTGGCATTGGAGCCGGAATAGGATTGATCGGCGCGCTTGGAGCTGCCCTTTTAAAGAGAGGTATTCCGGCGCTATTAGCAAACGTATTTGCTGATGAGATCGCGGACTTTATAGAAAAAGAGACTGGAAGTGAAGCTCTTGGCGACGCTGTCTTTAGAGCTTTAAAGCTAGGCTCTTTTGGATTACTATTAGGAAAACGCTTTGCTCTATTTGGCGCAGTCATTGGTGCTATACTTACCGAAGATAATAGAGCTAAGTTATCAGAGTTAGGAGAAAATCTAAAGCTCGTCGGAGAAGACATTGCGTCTTTCTTTAATGTGACCTTACCTGATTTCGAAGGTATTTTAAAATTTATCAGTGAAACTGTCGGTGGCGGTATTGATTTTCTAAATGCTAGTTTGAAAGGTGAGTTTGACTCTGAAGCATTTAAAGAAAATTGGGATGAAGCATTACTTACTATTGGCGGTATTGCAACGCTAAGTAAAACACTAAGAGGCGCAATACTTAAATCATTTAAGCTTGTGGCAGGTGCTATTGGATCTGCTGTAGCAGCTGTTACTGGTCTTGGCAAGATAAAGCCACCACCAATTCCAGGAGCTGATGGTCCAATCGCAAAGTTTGATCAGACTAAAGCAAACACCGAAGCAGCTAAAAATTTAAGTAAAAGACAAGCTGCTAAACTTGAAAAGCAAGGATTTAAAGTCAATAAAGCTGGCGGAATTACTGATCTAAAAGGTAAAGCAGTAAGTCCACAAAAGGCTGCTGAAGCACTTAAAAGATCTGGTGTCAAAGTTGCAACTCCAGCTACTGTAGCTAAAGCTGCATCTAAGTTTCCTCGGTTTAGTAAGTTCCTAGGATTTGCTAGAAGTATTCCTGGACTAGGAGCACTTATTGCAGGCGGTACTGTTGCAAGTATATTAATGGATGATAGTCTTACTGATGCCGACAAAGCAATTGCTATAGGCGGCGCGATTGGTGGATTAGGTGGAGGTGTGCTAGGTGGCTTACTAGGTGCAACTGTTGGAGGACCTGTAGGACTTACTGTCGGTGGTATTGCTGGATACTTAGGTGGAGATATTCTAGGACAAGCACTAGGTGAATATCTAACAGGTAATAAAGTAACAGCGTTTCCTTTAGACTCGATTAACGATATGATCAATAACAATATCGGTGAAACTGCTGCACAACAACTAGGAGCAAAATCACCTGGAGTGCAAGTCGAAGTTACTCCAACACCAAAGAGTCAGGCTGATTTTACAGCGCCTACTAGCTCTACTGGATTTAAATTAAATGAGCAAATTGAAGAAATGCCGAGCGCATCGGCTCCAACAATTATTATGGATAACAGTAATCGATCTCAAGTATCTGGTGGAACCACCAATCAATCTATGATGATTCCACCAGCGTCAGTCTACGATAAATATGACTATATGGATGGGACTAGAAACTAGTCGTCATTTGCCAACTTGGCGAAGTATGACATCGTGTCATCTTCATCAGTGTCAAAAGGAACTTCCTCAGCAGTGACTGGTTCCAATTTAGCTGGAGCTGGTTCATTCATCTGAGCT